GGTCTGGAGAGTTTACATCATTTGTATTTTTATAATAGGTGTCATGGTTACCAGCAAGCATATGCACAGTAATGCCACGGCTAGCCAACTTATCAAAGAACATTTCTTTTGCTCTTTGCAATGAATAAAAGTTGACATACTTCCGTCTATCAAAAGTGTCACCAAGAATAAGCACAGTATTAATACCATGTAAATCAATAGCAGGAAAGAAAGTATCGTCATAGAACTTTTGAAAGAAATCTAAAAATGCAATGCTGTCATTGCGAGCACCGAAGTGCTGATCAGTTATAATTGCTACCTTCAACATTCACCTCCATAGTAATCGCATCAGACATAACAGTAAAGTTTTCTCTGATATATTCAGTTAGCTCATCATAGTCGGCGTAAGAGCCTTCGCTAACAACCCCATCGTCAAATAAAAACTTAACTGTAATCACGTTTATCTTCCCTTACGTTTGGGGCAACCACACCGTATTGCTGGTGCATCCAATCAACAAACTTATTAACTTCATCTGCTTGAAAGTCTCGGTGCGCACGGGTTTCGTTGTATACCTTGGCACCAAGAGTAATTTTATCTAACCAAACTTTATCCATTAAATGAACCCAACCTTTCTGCTAGATGCAGACTTAGGATCCTGGCTATGTGTCTGCTCGTGGAATACTTCAGCGATAGAATACTTTTCAGTTTCTTTGCCACGTGGACGAACTGGCAGAGTAACACCAAGTTTATCTGCAAGAGCGTGAGCTTCTTCAACACTCAGTTGTTCGAATGTGACGATGTCAAAGCAACGACCTGGACGAACCAACGCTGAGTCGATGTCACGGATAGATGGCAAGTTAGTAGAGAAGATCATCTTCTTACCTTTAGTTGTAACAAGACCATCGCCCACGTTAAGGAATCGGTGCATCATTGTATTACCATCACTGCGTGACTTCAGGAATGCATCGCTATCTTCCAGAACCATAACGCTGGTGTCATCTTCAATGAAGCGAGCAAAGAATCCGTCTTTCTCAAGGATACCTGCATCGTAGGTAACGATTGCAGAAGCATCACGATGAGCCAAAAGCCCACGGATGAAAGTAGTCTTACCTGTGCCTGGAGGTCCAATCAACAAAAGGATGTTGGCTGAAGATTCCATGTAACGATCGTAATAGTTGCCAAGAGATTCACCCTTGAGGAACGGATACATCTCTTCAACAGGAAGACGATCTCGGTTCAATGGAACGTTCACAGAGTTACCGTCGCTGGAGTAGATCCATTCGATGTGAGAAGTCACAACATCAAAGGAACCTTCAACTGCAGTCATCACATATTCGCAGAAGGTAACATCGCCGAAAGCACGGACTGTTGTTGAGTTGCTATTCACAGAGTATGTGATATAATTGAGTTCTTTTTCTTCGATGATGAATCCAGAAGAAGAACTACCTTGAACGAACAAGTCATTGGTAAAATGTGCTTCTGCCCATGCTGCCCATGCTTCACGATTAGCAAGTACAGTGGTCTCACGATGCACAGTGCTCTTACCAGCATCAACACGATCCTTTAGGATCTCAGATGTAATTAGGTCATCGAAGTCGGAGACACCGAGGAAGATTTTGTTATCGGGAAGTTGTTGTTCGTTCATATATTCTTTCAAATTTACCATGTTATCAGATGCGTCAAAAGTAAAACGCTTTAATGTTCTCTTGGAGCGTTTCGAAGCATTTCTGCGAATTGCTCTTGAACGTCGTGGTCGGTAATCGCCTGTACTAAGGTCTCTCACCATTGCACGAATACTACTGTTCGTCACGCTCATCAATGTCACCTATAAAATCATCAAGATTGGAGTTGGGTTTCTTTTTGGACTTTTCTTTTTTCTTTGTAATGAATGAATCATCAAAGGTACTATGCGTTTGCATAAAGTCAACGTAGGCATTATGGAAGTCGCCTGTCTCATCATGACCTTGCAATTCAAATGCTTCGAACGGCATGTCTTGAATTAGCTTGTTCCTGATATAGGAGTGTTTCTTTTCTTTTTGGATTCGTCGCAAGAATGCATAGTAAATAATTTGAGTGTAATAAGCAAAAGGGTTGTTGGACTTATTCGGATCAAAGTTATCGAAGTAGTTGATACAGTTCTCGATACCATCAAGAATCATATCATCACGATAGGAGTAGTTGATAAAATTGGGCTTGTAGGATAAGTGAGTTGCAATTTTAAGAATGCACTCTCCAAGATAGTTGGGGATCTGGGGTTTAGGTAACCCAGCTGCCTCAGCTTCTGCCACTTTAATTTTGTATTCTTTTATCGCTGCTAGAAAGTCAGCGTTGTTAACGTACTGTGCCATACCACCCTTTTTTATTCACTCAATTCAATAATTATGCCCGAGTTGGGCTAATTTGTAAAGTTTTAAATTCTTGCGACTCAGTGAAGGTGCAACAAAATTAAACTTTACATATATTTGACATGGGAATAAAATACGGTGTAGGGTTTGATTTGAGTCATATATTAAGTTTAATGTACTGTGTCATTACCATCTATAACAATGCTTTTTACATCTTCAATGTCTATTTCATCTTGACCTTGATACAAAGATTCTAGCATTGCGATCTTCTTCTCTAGTTCTTCCGTTGTCATTGATTGAGCTTCCTCTCGAATGCGACGGAGGAATTCAACATCCTCGGGAGTATCATCCCAATCTTCTTCCAACTTTCTAACATTGTTGTCAGCGTCTTTCTTGAATAGGACTGTCTGCTCGTTCTCTGCAACGAGTTTCTCAAAGTGAGGAATCAACACGTGGTGCAAATTCTTCATGAAGATGATGTTTCTTTTGTTGACGGAGATGTGCGCATTCTCTGCAAATTGAGAGTATGGCGTGGCAGTTAAATGCTCGTGTGCTTTGCCAGCTGAAACAACTGGAAACATTCGCATTAACATTGGATAGATTAGCTCGACAGTGTCATCGTGCTCATATTCTAGAATTGCCATTATCTGTTCACCAGATATCAGCTTTATAATTACAAATTGTTCTTCACCAGTTAACAAAGGTCTATCTCCACAAGTTTAAGATCAAATTGTTCTTCAGCATAAGTTTTGTATCTTTCTGCTGCATGATTTAATGTATGATTTTTCCAAGACTTCCAATGCAAGTCGTCAGCAATATCGTACAGGTTACAAGACGCTTTACCATCTTTCAATCGCAAACCACGACCGATTGATTGTAAGTTTCTTATTTTACTTTTCGAAGGTGATGCAAAGATTACGTTCTCAATAGAAGGAATGTTAATTCCTGTAGAGAAAGTTCCAAACGATGCAACGATAATTGCATCCGTCTCACCTTCAGTAATGTGTCTGATTGATTCTCTATCTGCAGTTTCAGTGCCACCGTAAACAAAGAAAACTTTTCTATTTGCGTCGCACTTCTCTTTTATCATATCAAATAAAACTTTTCCATGCTTCTCAACATATTGGAAAAGAACTAGAGTGTTACCTTTAGACGTAACAGTTAAGTTGCGAATAAATTTATTTCGTCTTTCATTCGATACCAAGAAGTCCATTTCTTGTTGGTACGTCATGTTTTTATTTGCTTTACGAAGTTCTTCAGGATACTTCATGACCAGACACGTTATATTTAGCTGAGCTAATTTCTGCGTATCCATAAGTGCTTTGGTAGTCGTTACTCTATGTACTGGACCGAACATACCTTCCAGAACTAAACGATGAACCTTCTTATTGTCAAGCGTACCTGTGGTACCAACTCTGTAGCGTACGTTGTCCATCTTTTCCATAACTGTGGATAAAGACTTCGCTTTGAACTGGTGAGCCTCGTCACCGAAGATTACATCAAACTGTTTGAACCACCCACGAGGTTGTAGGTAGCAAGACTGCCAAGTTGTAATCAATACGTTGCTTGTAACATCTTTGGTAAATCCAGAGTAGAGCTTCTGACAGTGCTTGGCAACTTTCCATCCATTCGCAGATGAATAGTCTTCAAAGTCAGCATACAACTGTTCAACGAGAGAAGTGGTTGGAACGATGATAATACACTTACGCTTCAACTCCAGATGCCAACGCATTGTTGTATAGATGATAAATGATTTACCTGATGCAGTTGGAGATAGAAGGAGAGTTCGTTCTTGATCAAGAGCAGTCTTTACAGC